CACGTTTGGAGCATTTTGACTTAACCAAGTAGATGTATTTGTACTTGTTAAACCAGCAGGCTTGTACGTGTATGCGATCTCTACCGTAAGGGCAGCGTTCGGGGTTGGCGCTAGATAGTGTGTATCCTGGTCCCACATCGCATAATATTTAGGCGTGCCAGCTCCAGCAGACGTTCTATCTGGTGCGTATTCATTCATAAACGAAATATCTTTTTGTATCAAGAAAGTTCTGTCATCAGAAGTATCTATCAATTGAATATATCTCGTTGCTTCCCAATCAGAAGGAAGAGGTAAAAAAGGGTTATTTACTGTCAGTGTTGCAGTATCATATTTTCTATAATAATTTAAATCTACTGTTCTTCTTACCTTGTCTTCAATTGATTCTATAAAAGGTTGAATGACAGCGTTGGAAAGCACATTGGTGCTTGTTTCAGTATAATTTCTTACATTATCAGTTAAATCGGAATAATCGGTCATGACGTGCTCACTGTAACATTTCCTGCCGAGCTATGCAATAAGGTAGGTTTACTCTCTTTTGGTTGCATACCAACAGAAGCAAAAATATCAACGTTTGTTCCAACTAAACCAACAAACACGGTTGAATTTGCTATTTGTGGTTTTGCATACTGTAATGACTGAGGATCAGTTGGATGATATCTAGGATCAAGTTGAGGATGTTTAGGTTCAAATTCTGATGTGTGAACCCATGATCCATTCCATTCTTGAACCATTTCATTATAGGGAAAAGCTAAACCAGATCGATCTGATATTCTTTGAGCAAATTTTCCACTACTATATTTAGGCATTTATTGACTTGGATAATAAATTTTTGGAGATAAAAATAAACTGGTTCTTTCACCATCTTGAGCCGCGGCACGTTGAAATTCATCTTCATAAACTTGTTTTAATAATTGAATTCTCTCTGGCGCTTTTTTCATCGCTATGTAATAAGCTAATCCAGCAGTTAAACATGGAAGAAATCGAAAAGGAATCTCAGTATTATTGGTGTAAGCGCCCGAGTCCTTCATCCGAACAAGAGCATAATACCGTAGAGTGTATGTTGTATCGGCTGCAGGATATAGAAATAACGTTGGGTTTATCGTACGTTCAAAATAGTATTGAGTTGGTCTTCCGCTGGTTGTTTTAACTGTATAATTTAAATAGGTAGCTCTACTAATTGACGTCGCTGAATAATCATTATTACTACTATCTCTTATAGCCACATCAGTTATATCAACTATTTGTTGACTATCATCAGCAGAACTTCCAAACAAATTAGTGCCAGTTAAACTGGTTGTATCAGCCGCAATTGTTTTTTCTTGAAGTTGTATGGTCCAAAGATTTAAACCTCTGTTAGCCCATTCAGCTAACATTAAATTTAAAGAACGTCGTGCGGTCTTTAAGTCGTATCCACTACGGACTTGCAAACCGCATCGTTCATATGCTTCCTCTGCAATATCATCTATTGTCAGATCAAAATTAGCTGTTGAAGCGTAAGTAGGCATTAGCCTCTCTTCTTAGCTTTTTTTACTTTTTTCTTTTTACCCTTCATGACTTTGCCACCAGCTTTCATTCCCATAGCCAAAGCTTTTCTTGGTGAAACATTACCGCCCATAGCCATCGCCATAGGATCTTTTTTCATCATTCCACCACCACGTTTTTTTACTGGTCCACCTCGTTTCATTGGAACAGATTTTTTCTTACCCTTCATATCGGCCTCCGAATATTCGTTTATACGTTTTTTGCCTAGATACTACGACGTCTCGATAATATCCTTTTGGCCACTTCTCATAGTAACCAATCCTGTGCAGTTTATCAGAAGCTTCCTGTAATTGCGAGAACTTTTGTATAAGCATCATTGAATATTCTAGGTCACTTTCTACAATAGGGGTACTCCCATCTGGAGTAACAAGGAATTCCTGTTCCTCTTCGTTGGCTGGATTGAGGGGATGAAAACCCATAAAAAATATATCCTTTTTATTATACCAATCATTGTAATCATCTATTATGTCCTGAAATTGCTTTAAAGAATAGTTAAAGTATGGGTCACAGAAGATCAATATTTCATGAACAGAAAAATCTAATTGTTTAATATGTGCATTTAATTCTGCTTTATATTGTTTAAATTTTCGTTTTACTTCTATGATAACTTTATTATCATTCCATGTTTTTTTAGCAAATGGGCAAGCAGGAAAACCACCTAAATGTTTATTAGGTATTTCTAAAAAATTTTCTGACCATTTACGTACGTCTTGTTTTACGTCCTCTTCTAATGGCATCTTTTCCTTTCTTAAATATACTTGCTACTTGTGATTTACCCATGACTTTTGCTCTTTGTTCACCTACTGTCAAGATTTGAATTTTTCTAGCAAACGGTTTGTTAATTTTTTTAACCTTTGCAACAGTTTTTCTGGCATCAGCAGGAGTAGCAAACTTAATACCCACAGTATCACGTGGATTTTCGTCAGTATAGAGACGTCTTCCACTACCTTTTGGTTTCTTTCCTGTGCCTATTTTAGGATCTTTTTTAGAAGACACCTCTAAAACCAAATCCTCTCTGTGCTGCACCAGCTCTTCTTTGATCTGTAATTAATCCACCTTGAGAAGCAAAAGTTTTTACATTAGTAGGTTTGCCTCCAACACCTTGTGGTTTACTTCTTTTTCTTTTAACTGCTGATCTTCTTTGGCTCTCTGTCATTCTAGCCGCTTTTGCCGCTGGAACACATTTTGGGTATTTTCTTTTAGCGTCAGCTTTTTGTTTTGAACGACCACATTTTTTGAAACCACCACCTTTTTTCTTGGCCCCAATGTCGACCCAATCTTGTTCAAACCATTTTTTTAAACTCATCTTATTTTAGTAACTTTTCTTTTATTCTCTTTTATTGCACCACAAGCTCTTGCTATACCGCCTTTATTAAATTGTGATATTTTTTTTCTATCTTGTGAAATTTTATTAAAATCTATTATCTCTCCACCTTTAGCTTTACCTGCTGGTTTTGGTCCTTTAAAATCTTTTCTTTTTACACCACTTGGATCTTTAATTTTACCTGCACATATTTTAGAAGCGTAAGCATTTGCATATGCACTAGGGTAAACTTTAAATTTTCTTTTAGCTGCCGCTTTACCTCTTGGACATAATTTTGTCATCCTTGCCCCCTGTACTTGACATATTGACGTCTTTTGTTTTTATTCTTCGGCCTACTGCGTGAAGAATTCCCTATGCTAGTCCTTTTTTTGACTGGTGTAAAGTATTGATTGTTGGGTAATTTAGCCGCCATTATTTCATTTGATTAAGAGGATTTTCAAGGGTTAGCTTTATTTGTTTATCAATGCTCTCTTGTAATTCTGCCATCGCTTCCTCTAGCTCTTTTTCTAGCTTGTTCATATCAGCTTCAATACCATCCACTGTAGCTTTTAATTCTCTTTCATTGGATCTAGCGTCTTCTTTTACTCTTGTCTCCACATCTTCAACAATTGTTTCAATGCGCCTTACATCACCTTTTAAATCGTTTTTTAATTCTTTGGCTACATCTGCCACCAATCCAACTTCTTCTAAAATCATACTCATTTCAGATTGCATCATTTCTACTTCTTGTTGTACTAAATCTATACGTTTATCAAAACCTGAAAGGTCAGGTGCAACATATTGAGATATGGTCTCTTTCATTGTTAGATAATCCTTGTAAAATTCAAACGCTCCCCACGCACCACCAAGTAATGTACCAAGTGCTGTTAGGATGACGACTATCTTCCCGCCTTTGAACTTCAATCCCGCAAATTCTACTTCTGCCATTGTTGCATCACCATTTCGTTCATTAGCCCATCACTTCCTGCAAACAAGAAATACTGTGCTATGTTATTTGTTGTAAGTTCAGCATCAGGAATAAACTGATCTGTAAAAAAACCTTCAATATCATTCAGTTCTTTTTGTGAATCAAAGAATGATTTTGAGTTTCCCAATACCTGCATCACAATTAATGTTTTTAACTGATTTGCTGAGTCATATCTACCCTTATCACCCATCTTCTTTAATATTTTTTTCGCTGCCACTTCTTTTTTACTTTCCTCTTTTTTTGGCTCTTCTTTAGGTTCTTCTTTTTCTTCTACTTCTTTAACCTCAACTTCTTCAGTTTCATCTTCAGTAGTCTCTGGTGCGCTTTCTTCCTGCTTAGGCTCCTCCTGCGTATCAGGTTCAGGCTCTGTAGTATCTTCTTTAGTAGGTTCATTTTGTACCTCCTCTGGTTGTGGCTCTGGCTCTTTTATTTCCATCTCCATTTCCAATTCTGCTTCTATCTCTGTCTCAACACTTGCCACTTCTATTTCTGGCATCTCCATTTCCATCTCTGGTATTTCTACCTCCATGACAGGCATTTCTATTTCCATCTCCATTTCAACTGTTTCATACGAAACATCTGTATCTGGCTCTTCAATTGGCTGTATGTCTATTTCACCTGTCGGTGTTTCCATGATAGTGTTATTATCAAATATATTTTCTACAATATTTATTTCCTCTACTGTTGCGTCAACATTTAAAGCAACGAACATTTCAACGCTTTCAATAGATTGTGTCACAATTGTGTTTATCGTGTTGTAAAGCACGTTTATGCTACAATCATCCCATAGCGGTCCAATTGACATGTTAATATCACGTCCTCCAATTTCGACGATAAGTGTTGTAATCTTACCACTAAAATCAAAACCACTTTCATATGTTTGATAACCACTTGCTACACCTGACTCCGATAAAATATCAGTGCCACTAAATACACTTGTCGTTCCGTTTTTTCCTGTAATATGCATGTAGATACGATCTTGTGCATCTTGTTTATCTACTTTAATGGAATAGTTGGTCCTGCCACCATATTCTATATCAAGTTCAGATATATCAACTGTTTGTATGAAAGTCGTGCCCATACCATCAACGCCCATGGCACTTGTAGTATTACCTGATCCTGTAATTTGTGCACACTTATCGGTGCCTAACTGACCACATCCTGTTCCAGATGGCATATTTGCGGGCCCTTGCCCACCCCAGTCAAAATCGGCATCGCCTTCATATCGAGGTTGTACAAAACCATTATCACCATCAAGTATATCACCACTATCTTTGTTTTCTACGGTGGTGGTTGTAATCTCTTTTTCGGTGGTTGTGGTAGTTAGAATACCATCAGGTTTCATTTCAATTGTTTCAGTTACTGTTTCAATAATAACTTGATCAACAACCTCGTCACATAAACCGACAGTTGTTGTGGAACAATCTACTTGTGCTTTACTAGAAAAGGATAGGGAAGCCAATCCACATAGCCATAGCCAGAAGTAAAAACTTTTGGAATTCGCCATCATCTACATCCTCTTTCACGTTAATTTCTAAAACACTATCTTCAAATACTTTACTACCCTCTGGTATCATGTGTGGATTTGATTTCCATTTTTCCAAAGCTTCTGTACCAATAGAACCCATGTACGGAGGTGGTGTTCCTGCCATTACTAAACTATCAAACACCCGTGGGTCTTGTGCTAGTATACTTACCGCCGCAACTTTTAGGCCTGCCGCATACATCTGCCTGCTGAGCTTAAGCAATTGGCACAGCTTATCGTCCACGACAACGCCTGTAGCCAAACCAAGTATATTTGTTTGAATCGCTCCTGACGTTGCTACTTTACAAACATCAGAATTATTTACAACAACACTTGGTGCACTTGCGGTTGGTGGGGTCGAATTTGTCACCACCGTCGAAGACACGGTGTTTGTCTCTCCATAAATTTTTTGTGAAAATAATAAAATTGATAATACTAATAAAACTTTTAACACTTCCAACGTCTCCTAGCCTGTCTAAGTCTAGAATTAGGATCTTTAGCAGCTTTTGGAAACTTCTTCATTTGACCTGCACTTCTTGCACAAAATGATTTTCTTCTTTTAGCAGCTTTAGAACCTTTTTTAACTTTACCTGTAACTGCTGTTTTTAATTTAGAACCAGGATTTTCACGTCTATAACGTGCAACACCCGCTTTCGTCATTCCCGCCCCACTTTTAGTAGGACGGAAATACTTTTTTGTTTTTGGTGGTTGTTTGTCAGCCATTAGCTAAGACTTTCATATCTTTTCAAAAATTCAATAACAATTGAAATTCTGTCACCCGATGTTGCTACAGGAAAAACAATATTTACATCACCTGTAACACCACTTGATTTTGGGTTAGTGATTCCACCAAAGGAACTAAAATCAAAATCAGTTTGTCCAGTTGATAAAGACATTGCTTGATCGTCTGTAGTTGCATCAAAATTAATTTCAACAGAGTCTGCTGGCGCTGTAAAAGAAGCATTAAACCAAATCTTGTTTATATCAAGATAGGTGCACGCATCTCCGTTTACGTTTGCCGCTAAAGCAGAAGCATCAATTGTTGTAGTGCCTCCGTTTGAGCCATCACTTGTACTGTGGTAAGAATAAATTAATTTCTTACCTCCATCAAAAATATTTCTTTCAGTTGCTGAATAAGCCATAATTTATCTCCTTGCAATGAGTGAGGTCATTACACCTCACTCAGGTTAATTAATTATCTTTCAACCATTGCAGTAACGTAATCAATTGTCATTGTTTTCGCTGCTGCCGCACCATTCTGAATACCAAAAGAAATTGTTAATTCTTCGTCATCAGGAAGGTTTGTGTTTGCCACTTTTACTGGAGTGCCGTTATTGATTGAATAATACACTGCCGCTCTATCTGGATCGATAAAGAAAGAAGTTGTTACAAAGGTATCATCTTCCATTGTATGAATAGCAGTAGTATCCGTAGATGTGCTGTCTTTTTCAACAATAAAGTCTAAGTTAGTGTCTCCATCATCTTTAATAAAGAATACACCATCACTTACTGCAAGTGGAGTAGTATCAGTAATTTGTAATCCCATTACAAAGTCTGATTGAGTTGCATCACTTACTTTAAATCTAGCTGAGAAGTATGCTTTTTTGCTTGAACTTAATTTAAAGCCTTCGCCTTTTAAGTTAAAGAAATCTGCATCATTATCAGCGTCATCATTTGTAATTAATAATGCACCACCAGCAGATGAAGTAACTGCTTCACTAGCATTACCTGATCCTGCCTCAGTAGTTGTGATCGTCCAATCACCAGAATTGTACGTCATAAAGTCGTTAAAATATCCGTAGAAAGTTTGATCTGACGGATATGGTTGGAACATTGGTTGATCTTTTTTGTACTCGGAACTATCGGTGTTCCCAGCCCATAAGATCATGTTCTGAAAATGCGGGTTTGCCATGTTTTTCTCCTTGGTTGTATAGCCCTCGTCATGCAGTCTCTATACACGTCTGCCTAGCCAGTGTGCACGACTATGTTAATCTAGGATACTTGTGAGGAGTGTATAATAAAAAAGGCGGTCTCGCAACCGCCTTCTTCACCTAAGAAAGATTTAGTTAATTCTTATGAACCTTGAGATCCGTATACACATCTAGGATCTGAGAAACCAAAGCTGTATCTTTCACGTGCTTTATATCTCATGTTTCCTGTATCGAAATCACCTTCCATGCCTGTAGCAAGAGGTGCTCTTACGAAGTGTTTAAATCCATTAGGAGCATCAGTTTTAATAAAGAATGCATCAGTATCTGATAGGTAGTGGTTAACCACGTATCCATCAGGTAACATACCCATGTTTCTCATTGCGTTGATGTCATTGTCAGACGTACCAACTCTAAGAGTAGAGTTTAACACTCTATCTGCTACAAATTGCGTGTTTACTGGGATGATTAATTTTCTTCCCTGCATTGCAACTTTTAAGCCTCTTTCGTCGATAAAGCCTGCAATGTCAATCATTGCTTGCTCTAATGAGGTTTCGTTCAAGTCAGCATTAGTTGAACTTATGTTTGAAAAAGTTCCACCTAAAGCAGTTGGGTGTGCGCTGTTTAC